TAAGATTCAACTTGCTGGTGAGATTCCTCCAGAAGATATGAAGACCACTTTTAATTGTGGCATAGGGTTTTGCATAATAGTTCCACCTGATGTTACAATAGATAGTAGTATACCATCATGGGAGATTGGAGATGTCCAAAAAGTCAATTAGATTTACTATAAGACAAGATGGGAAAGTTGAAGAAAAAGTAGAAGGTGTCAGAGGAGATACTTGTGAATCTTTAACTAGAGATCTTGAAAAGAAACTTGGCGATTTAGAAAATCGTATACATACAGCAGAGTATTATAAACAAAACGAAGTATCAGATGTCACACTTCAGCACAATCAAAACCAAACTTAAGGATCGTAAGGCATTACTTCACGCATTAATGTTTATGGGTTATGGTGTGGACGTTAATCAAACGATGAAAAATCCTGCTGAACATATTCACGAAGAAGTAATTGCAGATATTACAGTTGGAAATAATATTGGATTTCGTATGAATCACACGACAGGTGTGTATGAGTTGGTTACAGATTTACAAACATGGAATGAACCTATACCTGTAAAAAGATTCTTAGATAAAGTATCGCAGAATTATGCGATTGAAGTTATTACTGAAGCAGCACAGGATAAAGGATATGAAGTAGAAGATCAAAAAGTATTAGATAATGGGTCTGTTGAAATGTTAGTTACTAGATGGACATAAATAATTAAAAACCCGATGGCTAATTGGTATAACGAACAATTAACAAATAAGAACTACTTGTCTCCGATTGGATTTGTTTTTGTATTAGACAAAGCAAGGAGAACATCTTTTTTATGTCAAAGGGCAGAGATACCTTCCATTCAATTAGGTGCAGTTCAGATTCCTACTAGAGGTATGGTTCCAGTTCCTTTAGAAGGAAACATGACATATGGTAATTTAAATATAGAATTTTTAGTTGATGAAGATCTGAGAAATTATATGGAACTTCATAATTGGATTAGAGCATTAGGTACTCCACAAGATTATCAAGAGAGAACAGATTGGGTAACTAAGTATAGTAAAAATATGGGTAAAGGAACTGATACTAAAACATCTGACGCAACTCTACAAATACTTAACAATAATAATATCGTAAATTTTGATGTAGTATTTAAAGATTTATTTCCAGTATCATTATCTACAGTTAATTTTGATGTAACTCAGGATGATAATAATTACTTTACAGCATCAGCAGAGTTTGAATATGTTCTTTACGAAGTAAGAAATAAGAATAGTCAGAAGAGACGTTGACAAAATTGGATACCTGTGCTAGGGTACTAAGGTCTATACATATTGTGGTATAGGAGGAAAGGATAGTGTCATTACGTAAAGGGGATCACCCTAGAAAAAAACCAATCACCGAGTGGGATGATTCCAATTGGAGAGAGGAACAGAAAGCTTATACTACTAACAAGTATGAACTAGAATTATTGGAAAATGGTCCTAAAAGTCTTGCTCAATCATGGATGATGAATGCCTTGAGGCAGAAATGGATGAAGAGGAATAACTATGGTTATCCAGATCCACCTGATGTTTCATCATCGATGAAAGAATTTTTTGCTAAGACCAAAGACCAAGGTATATAATGCATGAACATAGAACATCTTCAGGAGCTATGGAATAAAGATAGCGTTATAGATCCTGATAAGTATGGTGAGGAATCTGTAAAAATCCCCCAACTCCATATGCGTTATATGGAATTTTATAATACATTTTCTCTAATGAAGAAAGATAGGGAAAGTGAAATGAGAGGATTAATTAAATCTAAATGGATATATTATAAAGGAAAAGCACCTGCAACAATATACAGAGATACACCATTTGATTTTAAATTAACTACTAAAGAAGAAATTAACATGTTCATCGATGCTGATGAGGATGTTAGAAAATTACAATTGAAGATAGACTACATAGAGCAGACAATATTTTTCCTTGATAGCGTATTGCGACAACTAAACAATCGCAATTATCAAATTAAAAATGCTATTGATTGGGAGAAGTTCCAAGCAGGTATGTAATGAGATACGGTGATCTTTATAGAGTTATAGAACTCTCTCCAGCAGCATTAGATATAGTAAGAAAGTCTATATCTAATAAAGATTTAAAATGGAGAAACAGTGCTATAGATGGTAAAGGAAGTAAGAGTAATATAAGAAAGAGTGAAGTGACATGGATTAATGACACGAATCTATTTCAGATGTTAATGAGTGTTGTAGGAGATATTAATAAATTAACTGAATGGAATTTAAATGTGCAGGGATGTGAACCTGTACAGTTTGGAATTTATACTGAAAATGATTTTTATGATTGGCATGTAGATCAACATAATAGATCACATGATCCTAGAATGCATGGATCTATTAGAAAAATTAGTATGTCTCTTCTCATGAACGATGAGTTTGAGGGAGGCGAGTTGGATATAGAGATATATAAACCAGGCACAGAACCAAGATTTGATACTATCAAATTACCAAAAGGTTCTGCAGTATTCTTTCAATCTGATCGATGGCATAGAGTCCGACCAGTAACTAAAGGAATACGAAAATCGTTGGTAGCTTGGTTTTATGGACCTCCTTATACATAAGAAAAATGAAGTCTACCTAAAGGTAGAAGCAGAACCTGCTTTACATCAAGAGGCAGCAGAATTTTTTTCCTTTGAAGTAGAATCTGCAAAATACATGCAGAGGAAAAATAGGTATAGAGGATGGGATGGTAAGGTACATTTATATTCACCTGCTACTGGTGAGATATATTGTGGTCTTGTTAGTTATCTTACTGAGTGGGCTGAGAAGAGAGGTTATCAATATGAGTTTAAAGAGAATGATAAGTTTGGACATCCTGAAGAGAAAAACGATTTAATCACACCTCAATCTGTCGTTGGATTTGTAAAGGCACTTCGCTTACCTGTACAGGTTCGTGACTATCAGTATAAGGCAATATATGAGTCCTTAAGATATAACCGAAGACTACTCCTGTCACCAACAGCTTCTGGTAAATCGTTGATGATTTATGCATTAGTTAGATTCCATGTTAATGTTGATAGAAGAGTGTTGATTGTAGTTCCTACTACATCTTTAGTTGAACAGATGTATAAGGATTTTGAAAGTTATGGATGGAGAGCAGAAACATATTGCCATAAAATTTATGCTGGTGAATCAAAGAACACCGATCATAAAGTAATTGTATCTACATGGCAATCCATATATAAACAACCTCGTAAATGGTTTGAAAAGTTTGATGTCATTATAGGTGATGAAGCACATTTATTCAAGGCTAAATCTTTAACTACTTTAATGTCTAAGTTACATGGATGTAAGTATCGTATAGGATTTACTGGTACATTAGATGGTGCCAACGTCAATCAATTAGTTCTAGAGGGTGTATTTGGTAGATGCTCTCAAGTAACAAAGACTAATGACTTAATGAAACAAGGTTATGTTTCTAAATTACAGGTTAAAATTTTAGTATTAAAACATCAAGAACAAATTTTTGATGGGTATCAAGATGAAATGGATTATCTTGTTAGTCATGAACAACGTAATAAATTTATTCGTAATCTAGTGTGCGACCTTAAAGGTAATACCTTATTGCTTTTTAATTACGTAGAGAAGCACGGTCTCCCTTTGTATGAGATGATAAATAGTCATACAGACAAACCAGTTCATTTAGTTTATGGTGGAGTGGATGTCGATGACCGAGAACAAATTCGTAAATTAGTAGAAAATGAAAACAATTCAATTATTGTTGCCAGTTATGGCACTTTCAGTACTGGCATCAACATTAAGCGGTTGCACAACCTCGTCTTCGCCAGTCCCTCCAAGTCCAGAGTCCGAAACCTCCAGTCAATTGGAAGGGTACTTCGGAAATCTACAGAAAAAGTAGAAGCAACTCTATATGATATTGCCGACGATATTACTAGAGATAATGGAAAGAACTATACTCTCCTTCATCTCTTTGAGAGATTAAAAATATACAGGGAAGAGAAATTTAATTATGAAATCGTAGAAATAAAACTCAAGGATTATGGCAATTAACTACGCAAAACATGAAGAAGAATTTTATGGAATTTTTAAACTATTAAATGGTGAAGAAATTCTAGCAAAGTCTGTACTGTCTGATGACAATGGTGAGACTATATGTTTTCTTCAAGACCCAGTTGTTATTGAAATTTTTAATAAAGAGATGGGTGAAAATAAATTATTGCGTGGGGTAGGTTTCCATAAATGGATGCAATTGTCTGATGAAGAATTTATTATTATTCGTGAAAAAGATATTGTAGCAGTTGCTTCTATGAGTAAAGAAGTAGTATTAATGTATGAAACTTATCTTTCTACTAATGAAGGAAATGAAACTGAAGAAGAAAAGAAAATTAGGATTGCCCGTCGCAGGGCAGAAATTAATGAAGCGTCTGGATACCTAGGAAAAATAGATGATGCTAGAGCTTTATTTGAAAAAATTTATAATACATAATATATCCCTGAACCCTTAACATGGTTAGTCTACAGGTGATTGACAATCTTGTCAAGCCCTGATACAATAGAAATACTGAAGGAGAACAATATGAAGAGAGCTGCTCCTAAAAAGAAACAACATTATGTTAATAATGCTGACTTCCTTGCTGCTATCGTAAAGTACAAAGAAAAAGTAGAAATTGCCAAAGAGAAAGGTCTTCCCAAACCTCGTGTCAATAATTACATAGGGGGATGTTTTTTAAAGATAGCAACTCATCTATCATATAGACCAAACTTTATCAACTACATGTATAAGGATGATATGGTTTGTGATGGTATAGAGAATTGTATACAGTACATAGATAATTTTGATCCTGCTAAAAGTAAGAACCCCTTTGCTTATTTTACA